TGTAATATTACTATGATCCAGGTTCATGACCGGAACCATACCATGCGTTGATTTTGTGGAAGCTGTACCTTTTCCGACTTTTTGGAAGATGGCTTCATTTCCATTTACATTATTAATTGTACGAACAGTATTTCTCAATTTTGAGCCCTGTCGTTGATAGGCTTCATGCACTTCACGTTCGAAATGCTTGATAAACGCCTGATCTAATGTCACAGACATGATTATACCTCATATTTGTTAGGGTTATTGTGGGATTTGATAGGTTGTCATATCAACATGTGACATGGCCCGCACATCAGGGCGCCGTTCACGGGCGTTATCCGATATTCTGGAAAAAATAAGACATTCAAAGCTTTGCCGACTATCTAAAGGAAATTCGGGAACCGCTTGTGAATCAAGCGCTTTTCGATTGTCTCTTTACTAAATTTAATATAATATTAATATATTCGGTTTAGAATGCCTCCTATTAAAAGCTATAAACAGGGTCACAATATGAAAATTATGCGCAGAGATAATTCAGGTGATGATATAATTCAAAAACGCCGCTACGAACGTCGCTCCAGCGATACATGTGTTGGCGAAATTAATGGCCGCAATTATCCGATTATCAATTGGAGCAATGGCGGCGCACTTATTTTTGCAGATGACCGTTTATTCAATCAGGGCGAAAAAATCACCTTTAAAATGAAATTTCGTGTACGTGATCGTATTATCAGTATTCCACATGCTGGTGAAATCATTCGCAAAGGCGCCTTGCGTATAGCTATTCAATTCGATGAAATGAATGATGCCATGCGCAAAGCATTAAACCATGTAATTGATGATACTGCTGTACGCGAATTTGCCGATAGCCAAATTTAATTAAGCACCATATAGCTTTTTAAAACCTTCCGTTACTTTCGCAACCACTGTCGGATCTTTCTCTTTCCAATATTTTGGTGAACGCATTAAAGAGTGCAAATCATTCTCATCAACAGATGATTTTTTCTCAATACGCGGCGTTGGGGTTGCTGGCTTTTCACCTTTCATCATTGCATGAAGTGCAAGAACACCTTCAAATGAGCTTGCTAGCCCTTTCAGAACTTCTGTTGGCAAATTCTTTTGCCCATACTGCAAGAGTTGTCGTGATATTTCACGCCATTGATCTGCGCCACCAAAATGATCCATCAAACGATCCAGCTCGCGTTCGGCTTGAAACTCTGCTGCCACCTCTAATATCATTGGCACCATTTTCTCAGCAGCGAGATCATAGACTTCTTGTGCTTGTTCTTGGGAAAAGCCCTTTTGATATAACCTGCTATTAATCTCCGTATCCGGCTCAAATAAACCATGCGTACACTCAATACAATATTCCTCAGGAGCAGATGGAGCGTGCATTGATTTCTCTGAAAACTTTTTCTCTAGCGCCAAATATGAATTTAAGAGTGCCGGAATATTTAGCTCGCCTGTCTGTGTATCTTTAAATTTATCCGGGATAGACGGGCTGGATGTCGCTCCATATTCTTCCTGCGTTAATAATGTCTCATTCATTATGATCTCCTTATTAGTTTTGATCCGTAGTTGTTGTTAAATTGGTTTGCAGTAACTCTGTAGGCTTTATAAGGTCAGACGGCACACCAAGTGCCGTGCCTAAATAGCGAGCTGCCGCTTCAAAATCGATTGATTGCTGTGCATTGCCACCCATTGCCATGACGCTATTCAACCAGGATAATGTATTTTGTACGCCTTGTTGACTTTGTGCTAAGGCAAGTGGCGAGCGATAATCAATACTGACCGAACGCCCATCAATTAATAAGTCAGGAACTTCACCGCGCCTGCGCAGTATTGCATAGCATCGTTGGATGAGCGGCGTAAGCAGTTCGGATTGTAATCGGCCATATGTCGCGCCTAGTAATAATGCCATTTCGGCTGAGCGCTCCAAAACCTCTGTGGCTGTCATCCGTGGGGATGACACTGGCGCCAGCTTATCGACAAGTAACGCATGGCGAATACGCGTACGCAGATCATCAAGCACAAGCTGTGATATATCAAAGCGCCCCGGCATTTCAAGCGGCGATAACCCTTTAGACCCAACAGCCTTTGGTATAATGCTGCCCGGTTTCAATTGAATATTTGACGGATTTAGGACACCATCATCATCGGCTTGCCAAATCCCTGATACCGCAATCGAGGCATTTTTTAGAATCAGCTCTACAACTTTATTCGCTGTTTTAATGTCTGGGAGCGCTTTCATAACGGGCGATCGTCCATAGATCTCACCCGGTGATTTTTGCCATCTGAAATTTATGACGGGCGGATCTTGTAAACGTAATCGTAATAGCTCGGCATCCTTGGCATCCTCTTCAATAAAAAAGGCTATATATTGATACCCTCCGGAATCTTCTTCCGGCAAAATACTTTCTAAAATTGTAAAGCGTAGTTGCGGATCTTTTACACCGGCCTTTTCAATAGAAGCGGGGATATCCGCAAACGGATAACGCGCCTGTATTTGATTTAATGTAATTGAAAGCTCGCGAAATGTTCCATCTAAAATTCCGCTCTCCCCTTCTTCCATTGCGACCGAGAATAACGGTGCCGCCGTAAAGCGAAATGCCGAGAAATCACCAACCATCCCCTCTTCGATAAAAAGCGATGCCGTACCGCCAACAACCAAGTCCAAAAAACATTGGTGCAGTTCAACAGAAAAATTACTTCGGTCTAAATGGGCCTGTACTGTACGTGCGCTTTTTTCTAGCACCGGAGCTAGCGCCTGCGCATCTTTATCACTTAAATTTGGCCCTGGCTTTAATCCAAACCACTGTGTCCATGGCGGGGTTAAATTCCCGAGTAAACTAGCTGCCAATTGATCTGCCGCATCCAATGCGGTCCCATCATATACATCAGTATTACGAGATTGGCCTTGCATATACTCACCCGCAACTTGGCTGCGCTGAGGCAATGCAAAATCATAACAGTCTTGCCACAATGTTTCCCAGGGTTGCCGGCGTGATTTGGCTTGACGATAACGATCAATCACAGCCATAGAGGATTGCTCGACTGCATTATCTGCGCCGAGTGACTTCATTTTATTCTTCATGGAAATTACTTTCTATTTATCTCAGATTATTCCCCGAGCAGACTTTTACGTACAGGTTGCAGATCATTCGTGGATAGCAATCCCCGAAATCCCGTTTTCACGGTTCCACTTACACCGCGGTTCCTACGTAATAAATTTTCTACACGTGCGCTTGACTGCTCTTCATCGACACTTACATTTTCCTCAACTTCTGTATCAGATGTTGATGTTGAGCTGGATGTGTTTACTGATGATGAGGAGGGCGTATTCGATGTGTTCGATGCTGGACTATATGTAGCAGTGGCCGCAGGAACATAGACAATTTTTTGTGCTTTAGGTTGCGGGACTTTTGGCCCGGAAAAGAGTGACCCCATAGAAAATCTCCTTACTATTTTATTTTGTTTGGGAAAACGTGCTTATGACGTAATTTTTTTATACAACTGATACGGCGTAAATATCCCCCAGTTGCGAAGTCCTACAAGGCGCTTCACCGCTTCCACACATGTAAAAATAGAAGGTGGGCACGGGCTTAGGATATCTTCACGCGGATGTACTTTTACAACCTTCACACCACGTTTTTCGAGCCATGTTGGCAAGTCAAAATCAACCGGAGCGTGGTGATGTACAACCACTTCCATTTTATGCGCCAAAGGATCGACAGTAATCCAGCGATCACCATCATTAATTAGAGCATAGCAATGCCGAAATCCTGCCTTTAATAACCATCGAAGCCATGAAATTTCAGTCTCACCGCTAAATACAATCCAAATGGATGTATGTTTTTGTGTATAGCTGTATTCTTCTTGTGTATGTGTCATGTTTAAGCCCTCTCGTAAATTTTAACGTCATGAAACCAATTGGAATGTCGCTCTGGTCTTTCGGCGACAATTTCCTTTCGAATTAAAACTGCCTCAATCTTATCCATAGCTTCATTCCAAAGATGTGCCGCGCGCACTTCTTTTGGACGACGGCGGTCCGGAGAAGACATACGACGGCCATAGTGGCGAAGAACCATAATATGATCCATTAGGATCATGCGATTGCGGCGAAGTTGATCAACAACTTTTAAAATATCCAGCGGTTCACATGGGCGCGAAATTAACGCTTGCCCTGCAGTAAACCTGGCACCTTCGGCACGTGCTTTTTGCGCCGCGATAAACCAAAACCACGCCTCTTCTGCGCTATTAAATTGTTCATACAGACTTTCGTCTCCACCGCTGCGGCGGGCATAATATTCTTTTTGTTTGGACATATAGAGAACCTTATTTATTTAGAAAAGTTTGATCTTGACGCATTTGTTCCGTTTATGTTCTTATAATTCTCACAAATTTGAGAACATGTCAAGAACATTTTAAGAATATTTTCCTATTTTTTATCTTTTTTCTAAATTGCGCGGATAGCTATTTCATGGTTAATTCAATGAAACATAAAGAACAGGAAGGCATGCATGCAGACTTCACCTTATATAAAAAAAAATACCCCTATATCTGATGCGCTATTAAATATGATTGCTCATTTACCTACTCGAAGTCTAAATACTATTATTGACGAAGAATTTTGGGCCGGGTTAAGTGATACAAACTTCATGCGTATCACGACACTACTTGCCCAAAAAAGCTATGATGAAGGTGGTTGCCCTATTGGCGGAGTCATTATCGATAATCAAACTCGCAATATTGTGGGTAAAGGGCATAA